AGGCTAATAGAAACCGCAGCAAGAGCCTTGACATGGGCCTCCCTCTCTGAACGGCTTGCGCCTTCCGGCGGCTTCCTGAAACTCATTGCTGTACCTTGTCGAGTAAGTAGTAACCCACCCCAATCAGGGCGACGGCTACGAAGGCAATTGCTGCGCCGTACTTGGCGTTGAGCATGAACTCCTGCTGCCGCAGACGGTGCTCACGCTCCTTCTTCTCGCGCTCCTTCTTCAGCCGGATGCGCTCCATGATCATCTCGTTGTATACGTTCTCACCGTAGTGAGCGATGATCAGAATCTTCAGTTCGTACTCCTGCTTGATCAGCGCCTGCTTGTGCATCGTGATCTGCAAGGCTTCCTGCTCAATGCTGTCGTCGTGCAGCAGCCGCTTGAAGACCGAGGGCTTCTTGTTGGCCTTGTCGTTGGCTAGGCGGTTGAAGTCCCCGAAGGCGCCGTACCACTTGCCGATCTGACCGGCAACATCTTGAATCTCGCGGCCCGTAGCGACGAGTTTCTTAACGGCCCCAAACGCGGCATTCGCTGCTGAGACTGCCGCAAGAATGCCGGTTATGGGCTCCATAAATTAGGGCTGCTCTGGCCAGTTGACGGTCCAGGGGAACCCAGCCTGCCCAGGCACATCCCGCAGGGCTTGGCGGTACGTTGCCCACACAGCCTTGTCCACGGGAGAGTCTGCCAATTGGGTCCAGTCGCAGTCGGCAAGTTTCTGGTTCCGCTGCTCGCGTACACGCTGCGCCTGCTCCGCATCCTTCTGGGCCTTGTACGCCGCTTCCTGTTCGGCAGCGGTGGCTTCAGGCGCGTCCGTAAAGATCGGGCCAAGCACATATTTGGTGTGCCACTTGCCGCCAATCTGCTCCACACCTTGACGCATGGAGAACTGATAGACCGTCCCGCCGGTAGCCTGTGGGCCTTCAAAGACCACATCTGCCCCATGCGCGTCCAGCCATTCCTCGGTCTGAGGCAGCACAGTGATCAATTCACTGGGATTCTGACTGAGGAGCAGTTCACGGAACTCACTCCAAAACATCACTTGGCCCGTGGCCCTGATTCTGATTTCCATGATTGCTCCTTATGCGATGGCAAGGAAGATGAAGGTTCCACCGTTTGCGTTCAACGCCGCCGGGGCTGCTGCGGTAACTTGGAATCCCACACTGGTGGTATCAACGAAGTTGGTGCCCGTGACTTCCGCAGCCGTAGAGTTCATAAACAGGTAGGGGTCGTTGCCGCTGCTGATGCCGCGTGCAGAGTCGTACACGTACCAGTTAGCCGTTCCGCTGCTATTGTCGTCCGTGCGCTTGATGAGCACGAACCGGGCGCCACCTGTGAATCCACAGTTGATGGTTTGAAGCGCACCTGTGCCGGTGTATGAGCCAACCTTGCTGACGCCTGCTACGGTTGCAAACAAATAAGCGACGAAAGTGTTTCCCGTATTTACGTTTGAGGCAACTTGGAATGTTGTGGAGGTTGGTCCAGTGCCCCAAAACGAAGCAGCCTGCGCCCCAAAAGCACCGTTCAACTCAATTACTTGATTAACTCCGGTCGTGGCGCTGTAGCAAGACCAGTTTCCTGATGTATCTCTGCGCTTCATAATCATGAGTTGAGGCACGGCGCCCAGATTGTGGTTTACTGTTAGTGTCCCCCCAACCCCCGTATAGCAAACCACATCAAAGAAGCCGGGGGCGCGGCGGAAGTGATACATGATTAGCGAACCGGAAGTTGTCAAGTTTGCTGTGAATTCGACTCCAGTTTGCCTAGCCCATGAATAAAAACCCGATGTTTCGGCGTCTGTTCCTTGAGTGAAGAAAAATGGACTGCCCCGCAGCCTGTCTCCTACATTGAACTGAACGGTTGCGGTGGTGCGACCACTCGAAATAAACGCATCATCAAGAATAGATGAATTAGCAGGTGTTGAAGCGTTTAAGCCTTGTGTTGCCGCAACCGGCTCAAACACACTCGTCCCCGTCGTCGGAGTTTTCATCGGGCCGCGACGGATGGCAACGTATATCCAAGTCCAATTTGCATTGCTTCCGATCAGAGAGAACCCGGTCGAGTTAATTCCCTGTCCGCTAGAATTACCTTCTGCGTTGGAATTGTTGGGGTTCAATATGCGCCCGCCAGGGCCAGAGGCAGTGAACCCGCGCATATTGTCTGCGATATTCCACGAAGAGGAGTTAGAGGAAGATTTCCACAAAACCCACTGCGGTTCATATCCAAGGTTCACCGTGGCGTTACCACTGCCGTCAGTCGTAAACGTCCCACAAGTAATCACATTGTCCGTGCCCGTTGCGCCAAAGCCTCCTGCGTCGTGGGCGAAGAGGTAGGCGACGTAGGTGGAGCCATTAGCATTAGCATCTGGGCCGAACCCCACAGTGAACTCTGTACTGGTTGGTGAAGTATTGTTCCAATACTGACCGGCAGTGTCTCCCGGAGAAGTGCCGTTCAGGAACAAAGCCTTAGTATTCCCAGTTGACCTGTGGAAAACCTGCCACTCCCCTGCACTAGTTAGCCGCTTAATAATAATGCATCCGGGCACGCTGCCGAGGTTATGGGCGACTGTTCTGGCAGAGCCTGTCCCCGTATACGTCACCACATCAAAGAACTTCGGCTGCTCGCGGAATGTCCATGAGACAAATGTTTCGGGAAATGTTGGCGCGCCTCCGGGGCCACCGTTTACATACACATAACTTCCGACGCTAAAGCCGCTTGCATTAAAGGCGCTCAGCGTGTTTGCATTAGTAAACGTAACACCTGAGCCGTTAGTTACTAACGCATTTGTCGCGCCTCTTGCCGTGTCAAACAGCAAATGATCAGGGGCTACTCCCGTTCTTCCTTTAATCCAAACCAACCCACCCTTACCCGCCAGATCAATCCCGTTGGTGATGGTCTGCGTAGAGCCGTTGCCGTTGTATAGCCACGTAGAGAACACGTCCTCGATGTAAACTGGCACAAAATTAGACGTACCGTAGAAATTTTGAATGGAGATCGTTCCGCTGCTGGGCACTGCACCATACGTACCACTGGTGCCCGCAGGAACCAACCCACCTCCGGCGTAATACTCGGACATTGCATGCGGAGTCGATCCGCCGAACTCACCGGCAATATCGTTGATGCTCAGGGGGCCGGATGAAGGCAGTGCCATTTCTACTCCTTACGGGGTGCCGTAGGCGGTGACGTTGTTCAAACCGACCAGATTGCCGGTGCTATCTATACTCAGCACCGGGGTGCCGTTGTAACTGATCACCAGTTTAGTGCCGGACTGCGTCACTGTGAAGTTGGTCGTGGACAGCGAACCGGCAGACGTGGCAGTTGTTGCCGAAGTCGCGCTGGTGGCTGATGTAGCGGTGGTGGCTGAAGTTGCCGTGGCCGCGTTTCCGCTGATATTGATGCCCCAGGTGCCACTTGCGCCTGTGCCGGTGGGAGATGGAACATCCGTTCCAATCACTAGCCCTAAATTAGTCCGCGCACCAGACGCCGTAGTAGACCCAGTGCCGCCGTTGGCCACGGCCAGCGTGCCGGTGAAACTGATGTTGGGCGTTGCCCCGCCAGACGAGGCCAAGGGCGCTGAAGCAGTAACCGCTGTGATGGTACCGCCCGAGCCGGAGGCAGACAGCGTGCCGCCTGCGAAACTGATGCCCGATCCGATGGTGACGTTGCTGAACCCACCTGAGCCGTTGCCATACAGGATGGCCGTGCCGGACGTGGCCGGAGCGTAGTCAGTACCCGACACCGCCGCAGTGAATGCGCTCGTCCCGCTGGCCTTGACGATGCCCGTCAGGGTGTTCACTCCCGTACCGCCGTTGGCCACAGGCAGGATGCCTGAAACTTGAGAGGTCAAGCTGACCGCCGACAGCGAGCCACCAAGCGTGAGCGAGCCGGTGGAGGTGACCGTGCCACTGAGCGTCAAGCCCTGCACCGTGCCGGTGCCGGACACCGAAGTCACGCCGTCTGCCGTCGAGGTGGCGACCGTTACGAAGTCGGTACCGGTCCAAGCCACAAGCGCCCGAGCACCCGCAGCGACAGAAGTGCCAGTGGTGGCAGAACCCTTGACGACAACCGCCGCGTCTGACTGGTTGTGGACGATGTA